CTTTTACAGTTGTCATAATAAATAGAATTTTTCGTGGTCTCCGTCATCTATCGAAACGTAATGAAAATTTAGGGTCAAATTTTTGTAAGCGGTTTGTAAGCGGGCCTTTCCGTTTTTGTAAGCAGACAGTAAGCAGAATATCAAATTTTGCACACTTTATTTGCTTTTCCTTGCAAGACTTCTAAACGCAATTCAGGCTGTAACTCACCGATAATAAGGTGGTTACAGCCTGAAACTAAGAGTATATCAAATTATCGATTAATCTTCTAGATTGGCTTGTGCGTCTGCGCGAAATAGGCGCGTATCATAGGTTTTTGGGAAATTTTGTAATCTATTTGTAAGCATGCGCTTTTTTTCGGGGTTTTTCGGGGGATTATAGGGCGCTGTCGAGCGCGGCGCGGAGACGTGCGACAATCTCTTTGAGGTTGTCGCGTTCGTGGGTCATATCTTCGAGCTCGCGGTAGATGTCGGCGGCTTCCTTGTTGGCGAAAGTCTTCGCCCAGTCGCGATATGTTTTGCTAATTCCGGTGGTCGGGTCTTCGTAGTCCATGGTGCCCCACCAATCGGTGAGCGTTTCGTAAACGTCGTGTGGATTTGTGCCAAAAGCGTCAACAGTTTCAGCGGGGTATTCGTCGATGCAGTTAGTTATCCAATCGGAGCAGTCGCTACCGGGATTTTCGAGCAGCGCGAGAAATGCGTCGTCTTTGAACTCTTGAATGAGCTCGTCATAGTCTTCTTCGAAGATGTCTTCTAAGCCGTCATTGAAAGGTAATTCGTCCATAGTTGTGATTTTTAAGGGGTGGTGTTTTATTCGGGTATAAGCTTCATCAATATTTGAATTAAACGTTCTTTTTCTTCAAGTAGCTTGTCTTTTTGTTCGATGAGGTCTTTGAGATGTTCTACCTCAACTTCCAACTCCGATGGCACTGCACGTTTTGCTCCGTCCGCCGAAGTTTCGTCAAAGAAGTAACCAACAGGCACGTCAAGGACTTTGGCAAGCTTTTCGATACGACTAACCAAAGTATCCGTTCCTCGCAGAATTGCGCTTAACGTCTGCCTTGTCATGCCACATTCAACGGCAACTTCATGTTTAGGCTTGCCGTAGCGTGTAATTGCTTTTTGTATGTTTCCGAAATTCATGGTCTTACTTCTGCTGCATCAAGAGTTGAATTAAGCGCTCTTTGTCTTGGAGCTGACTGTCTTTTGAGGCTATTAGCTGCTCCTGATATGCAAGAAGTTTTTGAACATCAGTAAGTCGGTCTTTGAGATGTTTGATTTCCTTTTCCAAATCCGCTATCTCTACAGACTTGGCTCCGTTATCTTCAACTCCATCAAAGAAGTAGCCAACAGGGATATTAAGAGTATGCGCGAATTTTTCAAGCCTGCTGACGCCAAAATCAGCTCCACGAAGCATGGCGTTGATAGTTTGTCGCGTAGTGCCGCATAATTTAGCAATCTCGACTTTTGACTTTCCGCTTCGTGCAATCGCACTTTCTAACTTATCAACATTCATGTGCTATTTCTGCTGCATTAAGAGTTGAATTAAACGTTCTTTGTCTGCTAACTGCTGCTCTTTGTCTGCAAGACGCTCCTCCAAATGCTTTATTCGTTCAGTAACCTGTGCAGATGCGCCCTCAATGTTTTTAGGCACAGGTGCATCGTCCTCTTGGAAAAAGTATGAAGCAGGAACATCAAGAACTTCAGCAAGCTTTTCAATCTTGCCAATGCCAACTTCTGCGCCACGGAGTATTGCGTCAAGTGTGGTGCGAGCGAAGCCGCACTCATTTGCAATGAGAACTTTTGCTTTTTTACTCTTCCTTATTGCATTTTCTATGTTTCTGATATTCATAAAGTTATAAAATAAATTTCGTAACTACTACAAAATTAAGATTTATTAACGTAGCATATATGCTGCATTTGCAGTTTTTGCACTACCTTTGTCTCCGTAAAGTTAGTAAAATAAATCAACAAACACAAACAATATGGCAGGAAAACCAAACCCCAACTCAATGTACAGCAGGATTAAAAATCTTACAGTCGGCGAGACGCTAATCTTTCCGGCAGAACGAACGAAGACAGTCCGCACAATGAGTTCCGAACTTGGATACATCCTCGAAAGAAAATACAAGACAGCTCAAATAGAAAATCGCATGATTTCTGTCACCCGAATAAATTGAACCCCAAACCCCCAAAATAAAACTCCTCAATCATGGCAAAGAAAAAATTCTCATTCATCGCAAGTCCCCAAGCAATGGCGGCACTGTGGAAGAACGGCATACCGTTCGTGCAGTGCAAAGGACAACAAAGCCGCGAACAACGATTGTTCTTCATGGCAGAAGAAGATGCAGCGCAAATCATCGCAGACACAATTAGCCGCAGTCTTCACGACGAAGAAGGCTCTTGGGACTTCGAAAAATGGGACGTATTCGACTAAACTAAATTCTAACCCTTAAAACACTACGAAAATGAAACTCATTGAAACTCTAATCTCAGTAATCGCGCTTGTATTCGTACTCGCCGAAATCATCTCTTGGGCAGCACTCGACCGCATCAGCGGCGACGGCTGGCTGCTCGCTGCTATCCTCGTTGCCATCTTCGGCACACTTGCCAACAACTCAATCAAAGAAATACGTTCAACTCGCAAATAACCCCCACCCCGACTATGTTACTACAGCTCGAATTCTCAGACAAGATGGTCACTTACGAGACCTTCATCAATGACCTCGCTGCTCGCTTGGCAATATACCTCCGCGAACAACGCAAAGACCCTGACTTTATCAGTCAACGCCAAGCTTACCATATCTTCGGGCGCAACAATGTGATGCGCTGGCGCGCTACCGGCAAGATTGAGCCGGCTAAACGCCCCGGGCGCTGCGAATACTCAATGGTAGAGCTTCGCAAGCTTCAAAACACGAAACAAGATTACTTCGCATAAGTAATCAGGCTCGGCAACCAAAAAAACGGTACTCCAATTAAAGGCACGATGTTGGAGATGCGGTTCGACTCCGCGCCGAGTCACAGGCAAACAAATGTGCGTCTGACCCTGCAAGGCTTGTGTTGACCTCAAACAATACATAGCAGGACGATAGGTTACTCTGCGGGATAAACTCCGCGATACGCAAGCAAAGCTGACCATTTGGCGGTGTAAGTATGACTTCTAAGGTCGTTTTAAGTAACGACACTCCGCGCCTTGAACACTCTGACTGCTCGTCTAAACGGCAAGACAGTATCATTCCACATGGCTTACCCCTTCTACTGTAACTCGCTTTTTTCAATAATTCTGACATGTGAAGATGCAAATATCGGTTCGAACCTGATGCAGTCAACAATAATCTTTGGCGAGATTATACATGTGTATGCGGCAGCGCAAGCCTCAGGCATATATGTGTTTTAAGGTTTGTTAGACGGTGGGCGTCAAGCAATTGGCGTCCACTTTTTTCAAGCCTCGCCAACCGAAAATCAACAATCCTATCCTACAAACCTCAAAAACTAATCTCAATGAGCAATCAAGCTTTACAACTCGCCCAAAAGATAGCACAGCTATCTCCGGCAAAGGTTGTGCGCGACGAAGATGTGCGCCAACAATTCATCTCGGTCTACAACGCAATATGGCACGACAACGGCGACGGCGTATATGAACGCGAAGCCAACTTCTTTCAACGCCTGATGCGCGAAAACCAAACACTCCAAGAGTGTACTTCAACCTCGGTGTACTTCGCTTTCATCGACCTTGCCGTACAAGGTCTGACGCTCGAACCCGGCTCTCGTGCATTGGCATATCTGTTGCCTCGCTCTCGTAAGGTCACCGATGCAAATGGTAAAATCGCTTACGAACGCAACTGCAACCTCACAATATCAGGCTACGGCGAACTCTACTTACGCGCTCGTGCCGGTCAAATCCACCACGCAGATAACCCCGTAGTAGTCTATGAGGGCGACGACTTCGACTTCGGCGAACAGAACGGACAGAAGTTTGTTAACTTCCGCTCTCGCATTCCTCGCCAATCAAGCCGCATTGTAGCTTGCTTCATGAAGATTACACGCATGGACGGCACTGTTGACTACGCCGTGATGGTAGAGGACGATTGGAAACGCCTGCAAGGTTACTCCGCAAAGAACAACACCGTTCGCGACAAGCAAACCGGACAATACGTGCAGAAGCCTAACGAGCTATACACAAGCGCCAACGGCAACATTGACCCGGCATTTTTGATGGCTAAGTGTATCAAACACGCCTTCAAAAGCTACCCGAAACTCAACATTGGTCGCGGTACTCAACTCGAGACAGTTGCCATCGACCAACCCGACGAGCAATTTAACCCCTACGGTGGCGTTGATGTAGCCGTAGATGCACACAATTCTGAAGCTGCTCCTACGCAAGCTGAGCCGAAAGACTTCGGTCCACACAAAGATACAACCGCCGGTGTTACCGTTAATGCCGACGATGACGATACATTTTAGAGCCATAAGTAGTAACTGAATACCATGTTTTCTACCGGAAAATCTTATGATTTCAATTTTCGGGGCACAATTGTCTTAGTAAACGGCATAGCTCAAGACACCCTTGGGCTATGTTATTTACTGGGCGTTATTGATTATACCTCGGCAATGGCTTTTATTAAGCGCAAGCCTACGTATCGGCAACTCGCCAATGAGTTGCTTGCTCAACTCGTAGTACATGACTATCGTAACATCTCAATACACTAAGTCTTATGAAAAATGAAAATCTTCTGAGCTGCGTCTGGAACTCCGACGCCATCGCTTACTTAGTCAATCATCGTACGCCGTTCATCTTCAAGCGCGCAACCAGCGGCAAGATGCGTATCTTCTTCTACGGCGGCAGCGACCTTGTTGAAGCTATTCAGCGCGCTTCCATCGTCCACGTCAATGACGAGACCGGTAGCCGCAATGAAGAATACTTTCGTAATAAGCTCCTTCATCAAGGCATAAGCGCTGCAATTGTATAACTCGCTAACTCTAACACAAACCTTATAACTCACATCCACATGGACACAACAGCATTAACAGTATTCTCGCAGGATAACGTGCAAATGATTGCCGTATCTGCACCCGAAGCATATCAAGTATGCAAACACTCTCACGACGCATGCCTCTCGGTAGGTCAAACATACCTCGACACGATTGAGGGCTGCGGCGGTCAACTCAATGATGCGCTCGACCAAGAGCTTGCACGGTACATCGACAAGTCGCGTCGCACCGTCAAGAAACTCAACGACACTCGCGCACCAATCACTAAGTTGTTCGACCAGTTCCGCGCTCAATTTACGGCGATGGAAAACGCCTGTGACCCCAACAAAAACGGCAGTGTACCTTACAAGCTGCAACAGTACCGCAACCAGTACGCCGCCCAAAAGCGCGCCGAGGCTGAACGACAACGCCAAGAGGAAATGCGCCGTCAACGCGTCGAGGCTGAACGCCGACAATATGCCACTGACGTTGAGGAGGACTATAAAGCCGCCCTCAACCGCAAAATCAATGACAGCCTCAACCGCTTACAAAGTCTGTTCGCCGGTGTCACTCTCGACAACTACGACAGTGCCATTGAGGAAATCAAAGGTTTCTCTGACAAGTTGGACACCTTCTGCCCACCGTCGGCTGTTCGCCTTCCGGCTGAAGTCTCCGCCGATGAGCTGCGCAACATTCGCATTGATGTATTCAATCGCTGTTTGCCTAAGTTTGAGGAACAGTACACTTTCGAAGTAGGCAATACCCGCGACGAAATAATCGCAGTGCTGCCCTCCAAACGCATGGAGCTGCAACGCATTGCACAAGCCAATGCCGAAGAAGCGGAACGTCTGAAAGCTGAATTGGCTGCACGCGAAGCCGAAGAAGCGCGCCGCGCCGAGGAAGTCCGCAAAGCAAAGGAGGCTCAGGAAGCTGCCACCAAACAAATGACTGCTCAACAAAACGAGATGGATAGCTTGTTTAATCAGGCTGCACTCGCCGGGACTGACTATCAACCCAAGACGCAAGTAAAGCAACGTATCAATATCCTTTCGGCTGACGGTCTCGCCGCTTGCTTTATGTTGTGGTGGTCTGAGGAGGCGTCAAAAATGCCGCTCGATGAGCTTACAAAGCTATTCAAGAAACAGATTAGCTACTGCGAGAAACTTGCCAACGATAAGGATAACCCCCGAACTATCGAAAACGCCGGCATTCAATACGTTGAAGAAGTAAAAGCTAAATAATCATGGGCAACCCTGATGCATACTATCTACGAAGTGAGGTCAGTAACTCTGACCTCACCGAGTTGAAGAACCTGCTGCACCCTCGACAACAGTACGGCGACAAAGAAGCGGCGTTTCGTTTTGGCTCGCTCGTTGATGCAATAATCACGGAGCCGGAGCGCGTCAACTACTACCGCAATACTGTTGACGATGTGCAATACACTGCCGATGAGTTTGCGCATGCAAAGGAAATGAGCAAAGCGCTGCACATGGAGGCGCGCCGTGACCCCTTCCTCGCTAAAGTCCTTGACGTTGCCAGCACTCAAAAGTTCATGGTAAACCACGGACAACAGTTTGAATACTGTTCGTTTCCGTTTACTCTTGACACACGTTGCAAGTGGGATTGGTGGTTGCCATTGTTCAATTTTGGCGGTGACCTCAAAACCACGTTTGCCACGACGCAGAAACAATTCGATGAGGCTGTTGACTTCTTCGACTGGGATAGGTCGCGCGCTTGGTACATGGATATTGCAGGCTCCAAACAAGATTTTATCTACGGTATTTCAAAGCACAACCTCCGCATTTTCAAAAAGTTTATCGACCGAAATAGCGACATCTACCGCCGCGGACGTGAGAAGTACGAAGAACTCGCGTTTCAGTGGTGGGCGCTCGTGCCACAAGTATAGACATGGACGAATTAAAGCACAAACTTAAAGTAGACCCCTACCCTTACCAGCGCGAAGGTATCTTGCAAGGGTTAAAGTGGAAGCGCCTGTTTATCGGCGACGAGCCGGGGCTTGGCAAGACGCTGCAAAGTATCGGCATTGTTGATACGGCTGGTGCTTACCCCTGCTTGGTGGTCTGTCCGTCGTCACTGAAGATAAATTGGCAGCGCGAATTTGAAAAGTTTGCCAACGTCAAAGCGTTGGTGCTTGACAATGCCACGCGCACAACATGGTCGTACCTGCTACAAATGGGTATGTACCAAGTTGCCATTGTCAACTACGAAAGTCTGCGCAAATACTTTGTGTGGGATATAAAGAGCGATGGCAAAGCGTTCCGCCTGAAAGATGTTGTCTTTGACAATCATATCCAACTGTTCCGCTCAGTGGTTATCGATGAGTGCCACCGCGTCAAAGACCCGGCTGCACAACAGACCATTTTCACAAAAGGAATAACTTCCGGTAAAGAGTATGTAATCATGCTCTCAGGTACTCCAGTGGTCAACAAACCGGATGATCTGCTTGCGCAACTCTCAATCATGGATAGACTAAAAGAGTTTGGCGGGCGCGCTCAATTCTGCGCTCAATACTCCGGTGAGGATGCAAACCTTTCGCAGTTGTCAGACCAACTGTACGAGCGCTGCATGATACGCCGCGAGAAGTCCAAAGTGCTGACACAGCTCCCCGACAAAACCCGAATGGATTTGTATGTCGAGATAAGCAACCGTACTGAGTACGACCTCGCCGCTGCCGACCTCGCCGCTTACCTTCGCGAATACACCGAGTGTACCGACCGCGAGATACGCCGCAAGATGCGGATGGAGGCATTGGTTAGGTTTATGACGCTGCGCTCGTTGTCCGCCAAAGGCAAGGTTAAGCAAGCTATTGACTTCATCAACACGTTTCTCGCCAACGGCAAGCCGCTGATTGTCTTCTGCTCGTTGCATGACATTGTTGATGAGCTGCTCAAAGCCTTTCCTGATGCGGTCACCGTCACCGGACGCGACAGTATGGTAGATAAGCAAGCCGCCGTGGATGCGTTCCAGTCCGGAGAGGCGCAACTAATAATCTGCTCCATCAAAGCTGCCGGCGTGGGGCTGACGCTCACGGCGTCCTCAAACGTAGCTTTCTGCGAGCTACCTTGGACGTTTGCAGACTGCTGCCAGTGCGAAGACCGCGCCCACCGCATAGGACAGAAAGATAACGTCACTTGTTACTACCTACTTGGCACCGGTACTATCGACAACACGCTGTACAACATCATCCACAAAAAGAAGTCTATCGCCAATCAGATTATGGCTTGCGATGATGAGATACCGCGTGATGAAATCTACTTTGACGAGCTCGTTGCTTCGTTCCTGAACTCGCAATGATACTAAGATAAGTATCTACTACTTTACTAAATTACTATTATACTAAAATACTGTTTTACTAAAATACTAAAACACCGATTATGAACAAGTCTCAATTTGCTGAGGCTCTGTCAAAGCAGACCAGCCTCACCCTTTCTCAATCAATCGCCGCCGTTGATGGCATGGTGGAAATCATGCGCGAAGCATTCATCGCAAACGAACCAATCTCATTTCACGGCTTC